TGTTGAGGCGCAGCAGCGAGTGCGCTTCTTTGGTCGTGACGCCTTGGTTGTCACGCAGGGGCAGAATGATAAAGGCGATCTTGAGGTCTTGCATGTCTGTGTCCTTCGCCGCGGGATGCGGCACACCCATACCTACACACGGTTTCGCAGATTACAATCGTTTATTTTCGGGGCCCCTGAAAACAGCTCGCTTGACAACCGTTTCGTATGGGTTCAGAGAGACGGGGCAGCCGGGACAAGCCGCTGCGAGAAAAGGACAAGAGACATGACCACCACCGACAAATGCTTCGTCCTCAAGGACGCCGACTTCGATCTCGCCGCCAGCGTCACGCACGCTGATAGCGGCCAGCCCGCCTACGTCACGATCATGGCGCTGGACAAGGATCAGTTCATCACCATGACCGTCGCGGACTTCGACCGCATGGCCGCAGCTATCGCGAGGGTGCTCTGATGACCACGATCTATCGCGGCTACGACATCAAGCGGAACGGCGACGGCACCTTCGGCCTGCACTCGGCCGGTTCTTTCCCGGTGATCACCGAAACCTTCCCCACGGAAGAGAAGGCGATGGACCACATCGACGCCCTGCGTCGCCGCCGCCTCGCCGGGGAGAACGTCTGATGACCAACCTGAAACCCTACCAGCAGGACACGCTGCGGCACCTGCTCGCCGCCTTCGCTGCTGCACCCGAGCCGGTGCAGCGCGAGGCCCTTCGCCAGCTCAACGCCCGGGCCAATGCGGCGGTGCTTCATGTGGCGTTCCGCCGATGAAAATCACTTTTGGAGAGGGGGCCTTCTTGGTCCATTGTCTTTGGATGGCCATCGGCTGCGTGGTCGTGCTGCTGGGGGCGGACACCCGCGAAGAGTTGCGGGCGGCCCATTTTTACAGCGTGCTGCTGTTGGCAATGCACGCCTTCCTTGGCTGGTGTATGTGGAGGCTGCGCCGATGAGAAAGCGTCTCCCCATCATGGCCTTCTGGGCCGCAGCCATCGCCTTCTGCCTCTGGTTCTGGTGGAGCCTGATCGGCATCGTCTCGAGCTGGTTCTGCTGCGGGGTGTTCGCATGACCCGCATCCAGCTCAAGGGCATGACGACGCGCGAGCTGATCGAGTTCGCCCGCCTCGCCCACCTCAACCTGATGATGCCCGACGGCGACCTCATCCTCGAACTGGCCGAGCGCCTCGACGACGTCTACCCCTTCCCGGTTGATGAGCAACCGGCCAACCTCTTCAACGACTTCGAGAAAGAGCACATGCTATGAACATCACCATCGAGATCAAGTGCCCCGAGATGGTCGAGGCCATCAACAATCTGGCCTCGGCCATCACGATCCGCTCGGCCGACCAAGAGCTGAAGCGCGACATCGTCAAGCCTGCCGAGAAGCCCTTCCTCGGTGCCGAGAAGGCGGTGTCGCCGCCCAAGGCCAAGGCCACCCCGGAAGAGGCTGTGGCGGCGGTCGTACTGGCGGACTTGGGGGTCAAGCCGGTCGACCTCGACCCGCAACCCGCCGAGCCCGAAGCCCCTGCGGTCGACTACACCCAAGTCAAGGCCGCCGTCATGGCCGTCAACAAGGCGAAGGGCCGGGATGCCGCTGTCGCTCTGCTCGGTGAGTTCAACGCCAAGGTCGGCGGCGATCTGACCGAAGAGCAGTGGGGGCCCTTCGTCGCCCGCGCTGAAGAGGTGCTGGCATGAGCCTGCTGGTCAAGCTCAACCTGTTCGCCGCTGCGGCCAACGCAGCGGTCGTAGTGGGTGTCTGCCTTTCCGGCATGGCCAGCACCCTGACTGTGGCCAACGCCGCCTGCGTGGTGCTGAACCTAGCGGTGGCCGCCCGCTTCTGGGAGCGGCGCTGATGGGCGACACCACCGAGAAAGCCCATGCCCGCTTCTCGCCCTCCGGGGCGAGCCGCTGGATGGCCTGCCCCGGCTCGCTCAAGATGGAGGAGCCGTTCCCGCGCACCTCGTCGAAGTACGCCGACGAGGGCACGGCCGCGCACCAGCTCATGGAGTGGTGCCTCTGCTCTGGGCAGGACGCCTCGGCCTACGCCGGTCGGCTGATCGAGGTCGAGGAGACGGGCCGCAAGTTCGAGGTCGACGAGGAAATGGTCCTCGCCGTGCAGGGCTACTGCGACTACGTCCGCGGTCTGGGCGGCGAGGAAATACTGGTCGAGCAGGAGGTCAACATCGGCGGCTGGCTCGAGCAGCCCGACGCCTTCGGCACCTGCGACACGATCGTCGTCGCCGGTGACACGCTGCACGTCATCGACCTGAAGTACGGCCGCGGCTACGTCCCCTCCGAGGACAACAAGCAGCTGATGCTCTACGCCCTCGGCGCGATGGACTTGGTCGGCCTGCTCTACGACATCAAGCGTGTCGTGCTGACGATCTACCAGCCGCGCGTCTCGATGAAGCCCGACCTGTACGAGGTCAGCATCGAAGACCTCGAGCACTTCGCGGCCACCGCCCGCGTCTCTGCCAAGGTCGCCGCTTCGCAGTTCGAGGGGACCACTTCTCTCGCCCTGAACCCCAGCCCCGAGGCCTGCCTCTGGTGCAAGGCCAAGGCCGTCTGCCCGGCGCTGATCTCGGCGACCACGAACGCCGTCACCACCGCCGCCAGTGTCGAGGACTTCCAAGACCTGACGCTCGAGACGCTCCCCTCCGCCTTGGCGAACGTGCCGAACGACGTGCTCGCCGAGGCGCTGGCCAAGGTCGACCTGATGGAGATGTTCTGCAAGGCCGTCCGCGCCGAGACAGAGCGCCGCCTGTTCGGTGGCGTCGAGGTGCCCGGCTTCAAACTGGTCGAGGGCAAGCGCGGCAACCGCAGCTGGATCAACGCCGAGGAGGCGGAGCTTCAGCTCAAGGGCATGCGGCTCAAGACCGAGCAGATGTACGACCTGAAACTGATCTCGCCGACCACGGCCGAGAAGCTGGCCAAGGCTGGCGTCATCGGCCCGCGCCAGTGGAAGAAGTTGCAGGAGCAGTACGGGCAAGCGCCCGGCAAGCCGAGCGTGGCACCAGCCAGTGATGGCCGCCCCGCCCTGATGCTCGGCGCGACTATGTCCGACTTCTCCGCCATCAGCGAGGAGCCCCTCGCATGATCGAGATGATCGTGATCGCGTTCGCCATCTACGGAGTAGGCCGTCTCGTGCTCGACCTTGTCGACACGATCTGGCCGCTGCGTTGACCCCATGTCTCGGATGATTGGAAAGCTGCCGCCCGCAGCCGAGGCTCTTCTAAAAGCGGCAGCAACTACGGGCTTGCCCGGCTCTTTGGAACGGCGCATAGCTATGGATCGTGCCTTAGAGACTATCGACGAACTTTACCCCAAACTCCTGAAACGAGAAACTGAAATGAAAGTCACTGTCCCCGCCCGCGGCTCCTTCCTCAACCTGTTCGAGGCGAAGCCCTACGAAAACGGACCGCCCACCTACAACGGCAAGTTCATCATCGACCCCGCCGACACGGCTACGGTCAAGAAGCTGGACGACGCCATGATGGCCGTCGCTCGCCTGAAGTGGGGCGAGAAGGCGCAGAAGGTCTTCGACAATCTCGTCAAGACCGGCAAACCCAAGGCCATCGAGGTCGCCTTCGTCAAGGGCGAATACGTCAACGGCGACGGCGAACCGTACGACGGCTTCGGCGACATGTACTACCTGTCCGCCAAGGCCGACCCGACGCGCGACCCCAAGCCCATGATCATCGACAGGGACACCTCGCCCCTGATCGCGTCCGACGGGCGTCCCTACGGGGGCTCCTACGTCAACGTGCAGGTCGAGTTCTGGGCGCAGGACAACAGCTACGGCAAGGCCATCCGCGCCACGCTGAAGGCTGTGCAGTTCGTGCGGGATGGCGACGCCTTCTCGGGCGGCAGCGCCGCCGACTTGAGCGCCTTCGGCAATGTCGCCGACGGTGTTGACGCCGCCGATCTGGTGTAGCAAAGAAAAGGGGCGGCTCCTCCCGGGCCGCCCCCGATCTGCTTGAAGGACAAGAGACATGCCCGCCCCTACACCCCGCACCGCCTTCGTCAAGGAGGCGCACTTCGATCGGTTCGCCCAAGGCACGGAGCCCTCCTTCCAAAGCGAGGTGCCCGTCTTCGACCGCGGCAAACGAGAGGTCGTGCCGCACCCGCGCCACAAAGATACCTACGGCTTCCGCGCCGCCAGCGAGCGCCGCCCCGGCACACCCCTGCCGCCGGAGATGACGGGCGATCCCCATCCCGATCGGCTCGCTCTCGCCGAGGAGAGGCGCAAGCAGATCGCCGAGCGCGACGCCCGCTACCGGATCGAGGGCTCGACCGACGAGGAGCGCGCCGCAGGCCTGCGCCGCGACGTCCCCCGCCGGGGCAAGGGCGGCTCGACCTTCTCCAGCACGCCCGACATCCCCAAGCCCCGCAGCTATTACATCGACGTCCTGCCCGAGGACGCTGCTATCGAAGCGCGCCGGGGGAATGAGGTGCTGCTCTTCCTCACCCTCACCGACGCCGCCCGCTGCATGACCGGCGAGCGCAGCCCGAAGTGGGCCAAGGCCATTCAGAACGCGGCCGGTGGCATCACCAGAGGGGCCTTCGGCTGGGAGTGGTATCGGCTGCGCAGCCGCCAGAAAGCGAAGTGGAAGTCGTGACCACCTTCTACGGTGACACGGAGACCTACTGCGAGACGCCCCTCCGACACGGCCTGCACCGCTACGCCGAGAAGGTCGAGATCACGATCCTCGCGTGGGCGATCGACGAGGGCCCCGTCGAGGTGATCGACTGCACGCAGCCCGGCTGGCGCGTCAAGGTCGAGGTGGCGCTGGCCGCGGCCGACGCCGCCGACGAGCAGGTCTGGCAGAACTCTGCCTTCGACCGCACGGTCATGCGCCACACATGGCACTACGACATGCCGCTCGAGAAGGTCGAGGACACGATGGTCCAAGCCTTGGCGCATGGCCTGCCCGGTTCCCTCGACACCCTCTGCTCGGTGCTCGGCGTGCCCGTCGACCTGTCGAAGCACAAGGAGGGCAAGGCGCTGGTGCAGCTCTTCTGCAAGCCCCGCCCTGCCAACCAGAAGATCAGGCGCGCGACGCGCCAGACCCACCCCGTCGAGTGGCAGCGGTTCCTCGACTACGCGGGGTCCGACATCGTGTCCATGCGCGAGGTGCGCAAGCGCCTGCCCAAGTGGAACTACCCCGCGAACCAGCGCGAGCGCGACCTGTGGGTGCTCGACCAGAAGATCAACGACAGGGGCGTGGCCGTCGACCTCGCTCTGGCCGAGGCCGCCGTGCGCGCCACGGCTCTGGCCAAGAAGGGGCTGAAGGCGAAGACGCAGGAGCTGACCGGCTTCGACCCGGAGACGGGGCAGGGGCTCGAGAGCACCACCCAGCGCGACGCCTTCCTGAAGTACCTGCTCGCCCAGTACGATGTCGACCTGCCCGACATGCAGAAGGGCACGCTCGAGCGACGGCTCGCCGACGAGAACCTGCCCGAGCCGGTCAAGGACTTGCTGCGCATCAGGCTCATGGCCACGGTCACGTCGACCAGCAAGTACACCACGCTGATGCGGTCGACGTCCAGCGACGGGCGGCTGCGGGGGACGTTGCAGTTCTGCGGCGCTGCGCGCACCGGCCGCTGGGCTGGCCGCCTCTTCCAGCCCCAGAACCTGATGCGCCCCAGCATGAAGCAGGTGGCCATCCTCGAGGCGATCGAGGCCTTCCTCGCGGACTGCGCGGACCTGATCTACGACAACGTCATGAGCGCCGCCGCCAACTGCACGCGCGGCGCGCTGACGGCCGGGCCCGACAAGAAGCTCGTCTCCTCCGATCTGGCCAACATCGAGGGCCGCTTCCTCGCGTGGCTGGCCGGTGAAGAGTGGAAGCTCGAAGCCTTCCGCGCCTTCGACACGCTGCGCTGGAACCCAGACGGCACGCCGATGCTGGCCGCCAACAAGAAGGGCGAGCTGGAGCAGGCGAGGGAGGGGCCCGACCTCTACTACGTCGGCGCGTCCGAGGTGCTCGGTATCAAGATCGAGGACGTGACGGAAGACCAGCGTCAGGCGCAGGGCAAGGTGCCCGAGCTGGCCTGCGGTTATCAGGGCGCGGTCGGTGCCTTCCAAGCGATGGCCCGCATCTACGGGCTGGAGATGGCCGACGCCCGGGCGCTCGAGATCGTGAAGGCTTGGCGCAAGAAGAACAAGCACATCGTCGCGCTCTGGTACGAGACGGAGAAGGCGGCGATCCGCGCCGTCGAGAACCCGGAGACGCGCGTCGAGGCGGCCGGTGGCAAGCTCGTCTTCCAGCGCGACGGCAGCTGGCTGCGCATGCGCCTGCCCTCGGGCCGCTGCCTCTGCTACCCGGGCGTGGCGGTCGAGGAGGGCAAGCTCTCCTACATGGGCGTCAACCAGTACACCCGGAAGTGGGAGCGGCTCTTCACCTACGGCGGCAAGCTGATCGAGAACGCCACGCAGGGCGGGGCTCGCGACGTGCTGGCGCACAACATGGCCGAGGCCGAGGCCGCCGGGTTCGAGATCGTGCTGACCGTTCACGATGAGCTGGTCACCGAGACGATCGACAGCGGGCAGTTTACTTCACAAAGGTTGTCTGACATCATGTCGACTGTGCCCCCTTGGGCGACGGGCCTCCCGCTCGCCGCCTCCGGGTGGGAAGGACAGAGGTATAGGAAATGATGGCCCCTCGTAACCACGCGCTGCCCGCCTGCGTCTGGCCCGGCGGCACCGCCAAACCAAACGCGCGGCCGCACATCCCGCCGCACGAACGCGCTCGCCTGTTGGCCCAGCCGGGGCCTGCGCCCCATGCGTGAGAGCACAGTCGAGATGCACCTGCGCAAGAAGGCGACAGCCGCCGGGGCGCTGGTCAGGAAGATGATCTGGCCGGGGCACCGCGGCGCGCCGGATCGATTGGTGATCTGGCCGCAGGGCCCGGAGCAATACTGCGTTCCGCTCATCGCCGCCACGGTCGACTTCGTCGAGCTGAAGGCCCCCGGCAAGAAGCCCGATCCGCATCAGGAGCGGGAGCACGCCAAGCTGCGCAGCATGGGCTGCCGGGTCGTCGTCCTCGACACCATCGAGGCCGTCGACGAGTACATCGCGAGGAGCACAAGATGATGCGCAACCGTATGGCCCACCGCAGCGGGCGGCTGGTTGAGGAGAGGTCTTGGACCGACGACGAGCTGGGCGAGGCCATGCGCCTCCGGCGGGCGGGCGACAGCTCGGCGGCCATCGGCCGCAAGCTGGGCCGCACCCGCAACTCGGTCGTCGGGGCGTTGAACCGGGCCGGTGAGAAAAGCGAGCGCCTCAACCAGTACTCCCCCGGCCCCATCCCGCTGCGCTTCTCGGAGCAGACTGCTCGGTGAGCAAGCTCTACGTCCCCCGCCCTTGGCAGCCCGCCATGATCGACCACGTCTGCGACACGGCGCGGGCTGGCCAATGGGCTGGCATGGGCACGGGCAAGACCTCGGCCACGCTGGCCGCCCTCGACCTGCTGCACCTCTGCGGCGAGGTCACGCGACCGGCGCTGGTCATCGCGCCCAAGCGGGTGGCCGAGCACACTTGGCCAGACGAGGTCAGGAAGTGGGACTTCTGCGCGGGCTGGCAGGTCGAGACGATCCTCGGCACACCGGCCGATCGGACCAGCGTACTCAACCGCGTACGCCGCGGAGGCGTACCGCTGGCCACGATCAACTACGAGAACCTGCCGTGGCTGGTCGAGAAGCTCGACGGCGAGTGGCCCTTCGGCGTCGTCGTCGCCGACGAGAGCACCAAGCTGAAGAGCTTCCGCGGCGGCTTCCGCACGCACGCGACCACCGGCAAGACCTTCTACCGCGGCGGCGGATCGCAGCGGGCCCGGGCCTTGGGGCGCGTCGCCCATCGCACCGCCCGGTGGATCAACCTGACGGGCACCCCAGCCCCGAACGGGTTGCAAGACCTATGGGGTCAGGGCTGGTTCCTCGACGCTGGCCAGCGGCTGGGCCGCACCTTCGAGAGCTTCAAGGACAGGTGGTTCCAGACCTCCTTCAACGGCTTCGGCATGGACCCCCTGCCCTTCGCGCAGGCGGAGATCGAGAGCGCCCTGCACGACATCTGCCTGACCACCGAGGTGCCGGTCGAAAAGCCGCTGGTCAACGAGATCAGGGTCGAGCTGCCAGACAGGGCCCGGGCCCAGTACCGCGAGATGGAGAAGAGGATGTGGACCGAGATCAAGGCGGTCGGCATCGAGGCGACCAACGCCGCCGCCCGCACGGGCAAGTGTTTGCAGATAGCCAACGGAGCGATCTATGACAACGAAGAGAACAAGGCTTGGCACGAAGTGCACGGAGCCAAACTGGACGCCTTGGAGAGTGTGGTCGAGGAGAGCGGAGGAGCACCAGTCCTCGTCGCCTATAACTTCCGACACGACCTCGAGCGATTGCAGAAAGCCTTCCCCGCAGGCATCGACCTGTCGACGTCGGCTGGCCTGCGCCGCGCTAAGGCAGGCGAGGGTCGAGTTTGGTTTGCGCATCCAGCCAGCCTCGGACACGGGGTAGACGGGCTGCAAGAGCACTGCAACATCGTCGCCTTCTTCGGCCTGAACTGGAACCTCGAAGAGCACGACCAGATCATCGAGCGCGTGGGCCCCATGCGCCAACAGCAGGCGGGCAAGAAGCGCGCCGTCTACGTCCACTACATCCTCGCCACCGGCACCGTGGATGAACTCGCACTAGTCCGGCTCACCACCAAGCGAAGCGTCCAGCAGATCATGCTCGACGCCATGAAGAGGAACACATGACCGACGTGCTGAACGAAAACGCGCAGGGCCGCCTGCGCGGCATCATCGAGCGCCTCGAGCGTCTCGACGAGGACAAGGCCGCCGTGATGGCCGACATGAAGGAGGTCTTCGCCGAGGCCAAGGGCGAGGGCTACGACGTGAAGACCCTGCGCAAGGTGCTGCGCATCAGCAAGCAGGACAAGGCCAAGCGCCAAGAGGAAGAGGCGATCCTCGATCTCTATCTGTCAGCTTTGGGTTTGATCTAGCACCGATCGGTGGTAGGTTGACGATTGACCTCACAGCCTCCCGGGAGACGGGGCTGCGGGATGAGCGACGTGGATCGGACTGCAAAGCCCTGACGCGTTCGCGACCAAAGCCCCGGCCGCTGGTTACTTGTCCTTCCCAGCGGCCGGGGCTTTTTGCTTTAGAGCACCCGGATCAGCTTGTTCACGATGATCGTCGGCTGCACGTTCTGGCTCGAGCCCGTGCCCGCGTTCGCCATCGTGATGCCCGTCGACGCCGAGCCGCTGTTGTAGGGCGTGACGACTTCGGTCCCGCCCGTACCTGTAACTGTCAGGCCCTGACCGCCCTCGCTGGACGACGTCGGCGGCGAGATCAGGTGGGTGTGCCCCGGGTCCGTCAGGCCGTGGCTGTGGGCGTGCAGCAGCTCGCTGCCGCCGACGTTGCCGAGCACGTCACCGTCGAAGCCCGCGCCGACCAGCGTGATCCGGTTGGCCGACGTGCCGCCCATGTCGTCTTGGCCAGCGCCGATCCGCCCCCGGTAGTCGGGCAGGTTGAAGGTGGTCGAGCCGTCACCGACGCCGTACGTCACCCCGACCCGCGCGAAGAGCGTGGCGTAGGTCGTGCGGCTGATCGCCTGCCCATAGGGGAAGAGCCACGTCACGCCCTGCACCACCGCAGGCTCGGCCGTCCCCGCGTAGTCGATGATCGCGCCGATCGGCGCGACGATGTTGGCGATCGCCATCGCCTCGGCGGTGGTGGTGTAGTCGTCCACCAGCATGGTCGGCGGGACTTTGGTGGTCATGGTCTCGTTCTTTCAGCGGGCCCAGAAGGCGAACCAAGGGGCGTTGATGGCACGGTAGGCACGCTGGTCGCGCGCCTCGCACATTTGGATGACGGCGAGGCCGTCCTTCTTGTCGCGCTCCGACTGGGTCAGGCGGCCCGTCTCGTCGAGGGCGTAGTTGCGCCAGTCGTCGAGGGGCACGCCGCTGTCGGCGAGCGTGGCGTGGCCGACGGGGGTGCCGAGAATGGCCGCCCCGAAGGTCGAGCAACCCTCAACAGGCGCTGACAGCTTGGAGCTTGCACAGCTGGTAGCGAGCGACGCGCTCGCGATCAGCAGGATCAGCTTCGCGTACCGCATCTTGAGCCTCCTGTACTTCGGTCTGGGTGGCGGCGTCGGCCGCCGCGTTGTGGATGACGATGTCGAAGCTCTCGCGCGCCGTGTCGGTGCGCGCGTCGGCGATGGTGGCTTGGTCGCCCGCCTGATCGGCCGCGGTGCAGGCCCCTCGCCACGAGAGCAGGGCCAGCACGGCGACGACGATAACGGCGAGGATCAGCCAAGTGCGCAGGGGGAGCAGGTTCTTCACGGGTACTTCCTCCGGTCCAGCTCGATGTGGGGCCCGTCGCGCAGGCTCTTCCAGTCGCCGCCCCAGATGATCGGGATGTTCAGCTCCTTGGACGCCCGCTTGAAGGCGTCGGCGACGGGGCCGTAGAGCGGCCAGTCCCAGCGCACCTTGCCGCCGATCAGCACGGCGAAGTCGATGGCGTGGCCGGTGATGTGGCGGCTGTTCAGGGTCTTGGACGCCTTCGCCTCGAACAGCTCCTTCTGCCGGGCGCGCGTCCGCAGGCCCTCGGTGATCAGGAAATCGTTGGGGCTGTAGGACAGAGCGAGGTGCGCGACCTTGACCAGATCGGGGTGGACGCCCTTCAGGCGGGATAGGGATCGGGAACCGAAGACGTAGCTCATGGCTTCTTCCAACTTGCGACGATGCGGGCGAGGTCGGAGGCTGACGCGCCGCCCATGTAGAGCAGCGCGAAGAAGGCCTGCGATCCGATCAGGGCGAGCGCCACGTCGCGCAGCGGCCCGCCCTCGGTCAGCTTCCAGACGATGGCGGCCAGCAGGATCGTGGTCGACACGACGTAGCCGATGGTGACCCAGCGACGCCAGTGGAACGAGGGCTCGGGGAGGGGGTCTTGCTGATCGATCATTGCTCCTCGCCCTGCTCTATGCGGTCGAGCTGATCCTTCATGGCCAGCGTCCGCTCGTCCAGCCGGGCCAGCGTGCCGTTGGCGAGCGGGGCGACCAGCACCTCGAGGTTGGCGACGCGCTGGTTCAGGCCCCCTGTCCAGAAGAACATGGTGCCGGTGTTAAGGGCCAGCGCCACGATCACGCCGATCATGGTCCAGTTGAGCTTGCGGGCGTCTTGGTGCAGGGTCATGGTTCTATCCGACAATCCAGTTGGTTCCGTTGTACCAGACGGGTACAGTGTTGCCGCCGCCACCCGCGCCGACGTTGTGGCCGTAGGCGCTGCTGCTGCTGTCCGTGACGATGGCGCGCGTGCCGGTGGCGAGCCCGACGAAAGCGTTCAGCGTCGCCACCGGCGCGGGCGTGTGCACCAGCCTGTTGTGCCGGTAGACGTTGCCGATGTTGATCTGGTTGCTGGCGGTCGGGCTGTCGCAATCGACGCCGGAACCGATGGCGATGTTGCTGCTGCCGCTGGTGTTCGAGCCACCGGCGTCGAAGCCGAGTGCGGTGTTGTTGCTGCCCCCGACCGTGAGTATCAAGGCCTGCGTGCCGACGGCGGTGTTGTAGCTGCCGGTGCTGATGTCGAGGCCTGCTTGGAAGCCGAGGCCTGTGTTGTAGCTGCCGCTGGTAACGTCTTGCAGGGCGCGGTGGCCGAAGCCCGAGTTGGCCGTGGAGCTGGTCATCAGCTGAAGCGTGAAGTGACCGACGGCGGTGTTCTCGTTGCCGCTCAGGTTGGCCACCAGAGACTGACTTCCCACCGCCACGTTGCTGCTGCCGGTGGTGTTGGCGCGCATCGCGTAGAAGCCGACGGCGACGTTTCCGCCACCGCTCGTGTTGACGGCCTTTGCCTCTTGGCCGACGGCTACGTTCTGGACGCCGCTGTTGCTGACGTTGCCGAGCGCGGTGGTGCCCAAGACGGTGTTCGAGGCGATACCACCGCCGCCCCTGCCGACCGTGTGGCCAGCGGCCGTCAAGGTCGAGAAGACGCCCGTGCCGCCCGTGATCGCGACCGCGTTGGCGTTCTGCGAGGACATGGTGCCGAGGCCGGTGACCGCGGCCTGCGCCAGCGCCCGGTCGATGCCAGTCTGCACGCGGTCGAGACCCGTCTGCACGCGGTCGAGACCCGTCTGCACGCGGTCCGCGTCAGCCAGCGCGGCGGAGGCGGCCGCAGCCGAGGCGGCGGAGAGAGCGGCCGAGGCGTCAGACGACAAGACGGCCTGCGTGTAGCGGACGCGGATGCGGCTGCCAGCGGGGGGAGCTTGGACGAAGGTGAGGGTCGTGCCCGAGAAGCTGTAGTCGTCGCCGCCGACCTGCACGGCACCGCTGATCGACACGTCGAGGTTGGCCAGCAGGCCCGGGTTGCCGGTCATCGCGAAAACGGTCGTCGTCCCGTCGCCGTTGTACAGGTTGATGAAGCTGTCGGCGTAGGTGGCGATCGTCGTCAGGCCGATGGTGTCGAAGTTGGCGAAGCCGTTGGCGCTGGCGTTCCAGCCGATCAGGTTGTTGGCGACAGGCCCCGGGAGGGTAGCGTTGGCCGTCGAGCTGATCGGCAGCTTGAGCGAGCGCGACACGCTTTCGATGAGCTGCTGCGCGATGATCGTGATCTTGTCGAAGGCGTCGTTGATGACGCCCGGGTAGAAGCCCCCGTTGTTGGTCAGCACCATCGACTGCAACGCGGCCACGTTCGACGTGATCGTGAGCGTGAACCCGGTGGCGAGCGGGGTCGTGAGCGTGATGGAGCCGCCCGGGTCGAGGTCTTGGTTCGCGTTGAGCGTGACCGAATAGCCGACGTCGAGCACCAAGTCGGTCTCGATGCCGCTCGCCACCACCAAGCGGACGACGCGCAGATCGGCGGCGGCGAACACCTTGAAGGCGAACGGAAACACCGTGGTCGCGTCGTTGCCGATAAAGGGCCCGGCCTTGCGGGTGCTCGATGAAATGGCCAAGGTGAAAGCTCCGAAAGACTTCGCGATCCTAGCCGCGAAACAGGGGGGTAGACATACTCAAAGTCACTGGGTCTTGCTCTCCGGCGAAGGCGCGCCGGTAATCGCGCCGCGGATCGCGTCCGCCGTGCTGGTCGGCTGGATTTCGCCTTGGGCAACACCGACCATATAACCGGCGGGGCGGCCGACAGCACCGAGCGGCAGCCCGGTCATGACGCCCAGCAGGTTCGCCGTGTTGCGGACGTCTTGGCGGTTGAACTCTTTGCCTTCGACGATGCCTTGGTAGATGGCATAGGGCACGCCCAGCCCACCTTCGATCACCGACACGGAAGGCGAGAGCGAGAGGCGGTCGTCGTAGCGGGCCTCGGTCGTCGTGCCAATGAGCGCGTTCACTACCGTCCCCGCGATGGGGACGGCGGCGGCAGCGAACTTGAACTGCGACATAAAGAACATCTGCAACAGCTCGTCGACGTAGCCGTCCTCCTCGTCGTCCTCGAGGCCGCCGCGGAGGGCCACGGCGATCGCTTCGCCGATGAAGGCGGGGATCGCCACCACGTTCAGGTAGACGTAGAACAGGCGGCCCGCCTTCTGCCTGAAGTTCAGGTCGCCGTTGGCGAGCAGCCTGAACTCGGCCACGCCCAAGTTGGCCGCCATGTTGAAGTAGCCAGCGAACTGCGTGAATATCCGCATCACCGGATGGCCCGTCTCGAAGCGCGCAATGTCGGTCGGCGTCATCGAGTGCTGGGTCTCGCGGATCACGCTGTCGGCGAAACGGGCCGCGTTCTTCTCGCTCTCGCCTTTGATGATCGCTTGGTTGAAGGCACCCGTCCAGATGACGACGTCCATCTGGTTCTGCAACGCCGATTGCAGGACGTAGGCGTGGCGCATGGCGAAGGCTTGCGCTTGGTCGAGCGCGTTGGGGTCCAGCTTGGTGATCTCGGTGATGGCCTGCCGCGCCTCGAAGATGTCGGTGTTGGCGCGGTTGGTCAGCAGCTGGGACCGGGCGAGGGCAGCTTCCGAGACACCCTTCGGGTCTCGCGTGAAGGCCCACAGGGCGTCGGCCAGACGGCGGGGCTTGACCCGCACGGCGGCCATAGACATGCCGGTCAGCTGCTGCGCCGTGTTCACGACGTTGGCGAACATGAGCTGCATGCCGACGTTGCGACGCATGCCGTTGAAGAAGCGGTCGAAGGCTTTACCGCCGCTGCCCTTCATCGGGGTCTCGACCAGCTGCTTGGCGGAGCGTTGCAGCCAAGGCAGCAGCAGCTCGGTGGAAGCCGACGGGTCGTAGTCTTGCAGCGCCTTCGAGAAGCCCTTGTCCTTGAGGAGCCGGGCGACGTCGCGGACCGGCGGACCCAAGTGCGTGAAGCGCAGCACCTTGTCGAGGTGCTGCGACAGCAGGCCAAGGTTCAGCGCCAGCTCGCGGTTGTAGTTTTCCTTGCGCCCCTTGGTGAAGCCGTTCGAGGCGGCGGGGAACATGGCGCTGTCGCCGCCTTCGATGGCTTCCTGTTCCGCACGGAGGGCTGCGTCCTGCACCAAGAGGGTGTCGGTCAGGGCGGGGACGTAGCCGCCGCGCAGTTCGCCGAAGGGGGTGATGACGGGGTCGGCGCTGACCTCGTCGAAGTAGCGGCCGTAGATGGCGAAGTGCGCCCGCTGCGCGCCGGGCTTGGTTTCCTCGAGCAAGTCCCAGACCGACTGGACGAATATCCAGTCGCGCTGCGTGATGGTGCCGTCGGCGTGCATGCGGTCGAGCATGGCCTGCCAGCGGCTGTCGTCGAGCGACCCGTCCTCGCGCAGCTTGCCCCACTTCCAGCCGAGCAGCAGCTTGGACTTGTTCGAGCCGTTGCCGCTGTGCAGCAGCGCGTGGAGCAGCTCCATCTTGCCGTTGAAGATGTGGCCGATCTCGGGCGACTTGATGTCGCGTGGCCCCATGTCGTCCCGCACGGTCTCGAGCAGGGCGCGGAGACGCCGGGTGTAGTCGCCGCTCTCGGCGGTGTAGCGGTCGGCGGCCTCGGAGATCGGGTTCCAGATGTAGCGGGTGAAGGGCCCCTGCTCGCCGATCGGGTCGGTGCCGCGGGCCCAAGTCTCGACGCGCGTCATGGCGGCGCGCACACCGAGCAGCATGTGGTCGAACCGCTGGCGGGGTGTAGGCGCGCGGGTGTAGCCGCCCTCTTTGCCCGGCTTGCGCAGCTGCTCGAGCCGGACCCGCAGCTCGGTGCTGACCCGCTCGCGGTCGATCATCTGACCGTCGATCTCCATCTGCTTGGTCCGCTTCGAGAGCGCCCAGAGCTGGTTGACGGTGTCGCGCAGGGCTTGGAACTCTTCGTAGGTCAGCTGGTCGACCGGCTTGGCGTTGACCCGGGCGTTGTCGATGAAGGGGGCGAGGTCGGTGTAGAGCGTCGGGTCGTACTGCTTGAGCAGGTCCATGTAGCCGATCGGGTCGTTCTTCACCCGACCGACGCCGTGCAGGGCCAAGATCGCGCGGGCGGCGTTGACCAAGTTCATGTCGCGGCTGCGGCCGATGCTGTCGTCCTTGGCGCTGACGATCCGCGTGAAGAGACGCATCGTCTTCTCGCCGTCTTTCTGCGCCTTCTGCACGGCGTGGCCGGTGTGCAGGTTGATCAGCTGGTTGCGCTTCGCAGCAGCGAAGCCCGGCAGGTCGTCGTTCCTGAGCGCCTTCTCGGCCGTCTTGGCGGCGCGAGCTTGGGCAGCGATGTATTGCTGCGGCCGCAGACGCCGCATCTCGAGCCGGTTGACGACGCTGTTGGCGAACAGCTTGGCGGCGCTGTTCAGGATCGACCGCTTGCCGACCGCCTTGTCCGCCATCGCCATCTCGGCTTGGACGAACTTGGCCCGGGCCTCGTTGGCGACCGCCTCGTTGGCGGCGCGATCGATCGCCTGCGCGTCGGCGAGATCGCCGTAGCGTTCCAGCATGCGCTGGTCGGTCAGGCCCTTGATCTTCTCGGCGCTGTCCTCGCCGTTGACGAGGTCGTCGATCAGGGCTTCGCCGTTGCGGTAGCCGAACATGCTGGCGACCTCGTCGGGGTGCATGCCGTCGGTGCCGACCTCGGCGTACTTGCCGCCGCGGCGCAGCTTGGCCCAAGCGGGGCCTTCGGGCGCAGCTGCGAACAGGCCGACGGGGCCCGCAGGGCGAGCGGGCGCGTCGCCGTAAAGCGCCTTCAGGGTGGCGAGGTCGAGCTTGGCCGCGTTTTCGACAGGCTGACCGTTCTCGCCCAGACCGCGGCGCAGGAAGGCGCGGGCCCTGTTGACGGGCTCGGCCATGACTTCGGCCGTGACCTCGGCGCGGATCGCCTTGCGCTGCTCTTCGCCTTCGCGCTGGAGCTGGCGCAGGTAGCGGTCCTTGGCACCCGAGGCCCAGCGCATGTCGCGCGCGCTGCGCTGCTCGAGCTGCTCGATGGCCGTGGCCGTAGCGTCGCCCGCGAGCAGCTGGTACTCCCGCCATTCGTCTTCGCTGGCGAACTCGGGCTTGCTGGTGAAGGATGGCGTCAGCCCGCGGACCTGTTCCATCTCCGCGATCTCGGCCTCGCTGGCCAGCATGCGGTCCATGACGGCGCGGACGTCGTCGGTCAGCTCGACGTTGAGATCGGTCAGCGACCTGTAGACGTTCTTCAGCCACCCCGAGAAGCGGCGGAACTGGTCGACCAGCGCCAAGCTCGGGGACTTGCCCTCGAAGTGGTAGGCCTCGAAGCCGCGGGCCCACTTCTCGTGGAACGGCCGCCGCTCCTCGAGCGACATCGTGTTCCATTCGGCGAGCGTCATGCCCGGCCGCATCCAGTTCAGGATCGTGGCCATGTCGGCGACGATGTCGGGCGGCGCGTCGGTGGCGTTGGCCATGTCGGCCGTCGCCTCGAGGAAGAAGTGCCCCGTCTCGTGGATGAAGGTGGAGAGGTCGGCCTTGCGCAGCAGGCTGATGACGGAGGGGGTCTGGCTGATGTCCGCGCCGAAGGCGATCTGGCCGCGGGGCGTCTCGCCGTCTTTCTGGAACAGGGCGAAGCCCGCACGCGCGGCCTCGGCCAGCTCGGGCGTGATGAGGAAGCCGTTCTGGATGCCGAGCGAAGTGCGCGGGCGCAGCAGGCGTTCGCGTTCGTTGGCGCTCTCCTCGCGGATGACATCAGCGGCGAAGGTGTCACCGCGTGCTTCGGCTTCGGCGATGCGGCGACCGGCCGCGTCGAGGTAGGGGGATCGGCCGCGCCCTTCCAGCTGGCGCTGCGTCTCCTCGAGATAGCTGTCGAGACGCTCCCGCGCGCGGGCGATGCCACCCTCGTCGGCGATCAGCATCTCGTGTGCCAGCAGCTCCCGGCGGACCTCCTCCCCGGTCGCGCGATCGGCGATGATCGCTTCCCGATCCGGCGTGGGGAACATGTCGAACTTCTCGACGCGCGAGCCGTACTTCTTGATGAGGGCGTTCGCCGTGTTGATGACGGTGCCCTCGTAGAAGAACGTCCCGTCGTCGTTGGTCTTGCCGCCGTTCTGCTGGTTGCCGTTGATGATGACGACGCGCTCGAAGCCGTTGTCGGCGGCGTAGCGGATCATCCGCTTCATGAGCAGGGCGTCCCAGCTCTTCTGGAAGGGGCCCTCGGGGATGCCTTGGCCGAGGCTCTGGAACGCCTGATCGGCTTCGTTCGCTCGCAGGTTGGCGTCCTCGGCCTGCTGCCGCAGGAACAGGAGGGGATCGGTCTGACCGTCGGTGGTCTCGGTCGAGGTCACCCAGTCTGGGCTGCGCCCTATGTAGGCAGATTGGCGGTAGGCTCGGTTGAGCACGCCGACGGCGGTCGGGTCTTGCGCATCGACGAGTTGCTGCCGCAGGCGGTAGGCCTCGTTCGCGTGCCGCTCGGCCAAAGCGTGGCCGACGGTTCCCTCGACCCTGTCCGCCATACCGCGGTCGACTTCTTGCTGGGCGACGCTGCGGTAGGTTGCTGCGGTCTCGTCCAGCCGGTCCGCGGTGGCGTTCACGAAGGTCGTGGCGGCGGCGTCGAAGGCGAGCATCGCCTCCTTGCGGTATTCGGTGGCTTGTTGGCGCTGCTCCGGTGTGGGCGGGACGGCGTAGCCTTTGTCCCGGCCCATCTGGTGCCAGTCGCTTTGCAGCTCCCCGATCACCATCGTCTTCGGCTCGCCCATCTTCACGGGGGCTTCGGCGATGCGGGCGTGGGCGACGACGTTGCTCTGGTCCCAGTGCGTACCGGGGCCTTGGACGTTCGGCAGGCGCAGGAGGATTTCGCGGTAGGAGCCGGGCACCATGCCTTCGAGCATGTAGCTATCGAACTGGCTCTCCTGCCCCGGATCGTTTTCAATGTCCTGCTCTGCCTGCCGTTCGGCAAACGTGTACATGTCGTCGCGGTAGGCTTGGATGTTGCTCTGCTCTTCGGCGTCGTTCGCTTCCTGCGCCGCGGCGTCAGCTTCGGCTTCCGTCTCGAAGACTTCGTTCTCGTCGTTGCGTCCGAGGTTCCCCCAGAAGAGAGCCCAGCCACCTTCGACCTCGTTGACGTAGGTCTGGCCCGGGTTGAACCCGCCGCCGAACCTCTCGGTCTGTTCGACCATCGCGTCGAGGATTTCCTCGATGCGGGCGTCGAACCTTGCGTTCCTGTCGGGGTCTACCCCGCCCAGCACCACCTCGTCGAGCACCAGACCCTTGGCCCGCACCAAGGCGAGCACGTCGTCTTTCGAGATTTTGCCGTTGGCGTCGAGCAGTGGCACGGATGGCACACCGAAGGGCACCTGATCGTCTTCGTTGGTGGTCGCCAGATCGAGCCAGTCGTTCAGCCCGATCAGGTCAAGCTCTTCCTTCTTCAGGCCCGGGCGCGGCCGGGCTTGGACGATCGTCTCCTCCATGACCGGCGTGCCGTCAGCGTTCATCATGGGCTTGTTGTCGGGCCCGCGCTTGACGCCGCGCTTGACGCTCTCGGGCTCGCCGAAGAACCGCTTCCATTCGGCGACGGTGGCGCGCTCGGGGCCCTCGTTTTCGACGGCACGTTCGACCGCCGAGTAGAAGGGATCGGACTGGAACAGCACGTTCGGTTCGGCGTCCTCGCTGACCCACAGGGGCAACAGGCCGACCTTCTGCGGCGCGTACTTCGTCTCGCCAGCCGACGCCGTGCGGTTGAACTCACCGTTCGGGCCGAAGTTGACGTACGAGTTCTGGCCGCGGGTCTCGGCGGTCATGGCCCTGCGCGCGAGCGGCGAGTACATCGCCGAGTGGCTGCGCCAAGCGTTGTCCTCTCCGTCCGCGCGGAAGCCGTTGCCGTCCTTGATGTGGCCGAAGTAGTCGTGGACGATGCGGAAGACGTCGTTGGCCAGCAGCTGCCGCCCGTCGATAAACTCGTTCGTCTTCTCGAGCATCGGGTTGCCCGCGAAGTTGTCGCCCTCGGAGCCGAACCCGTCGTCGGTCGGGAAGACCCACAGGTGGTTGTTCTCGAGGACGTCCGAGATCGCCATGCGCGGCGAGGCGGCGTAGGGGTCGCCGGTCTTCTCGTAATCGATGAACTCGATCTTCAGGCCGGTGGCCTTGATGACCTGATACTGCGCCACCGTCTCGTCGATCAGGGCGCGGTAAGAAGCCTTGACCTCGGGGTTCTCCGGGTCGTGCTTCATGTCCTCGAAGGCCTGCGCGATACGCGCGGCGCGTTCGGGGTTGACCTTGATGTAGTCGGTCGGCGGGCGGTAGGCGATGCCAGCGCGCGAGACGTAGTCGATAGCAGCCTGCCGCGCGACCGGCGACGGGATGTTGGCTTTCGGCGCGCCTTGTAGAGGAAGCTCTACGGGGCCTTGGTTGAAGACGCCGCCAGCCTGCGCGACAGCGCGATCAGCCGCGAGACGGCCTGCGTCTCCGTCATCGACTTCGATCCCTTTGGACCGGAGGAGCTTGGCTGCTCCGCTTGAGTTGGTGCCTTCACTTGTCCGTATCCCTTGCGCGCCCCAGAGGCGCTTCTCGAAAAACCACAGGACCGCTTGAACGTCGCCCGCCGGGAGGCCGAACTCCGTGGACAGGTCTTCCGTCAGGCGGATAAGCATCGCCCGGTCAGTGTCGTTGGGCTGCCCGACGATGCCGGTCTTGGGATCGATGGGGTTTTCAAAGAGACGGCCGAGATGGCGACGGTATGTGCGAATGTACCACAGGTCAATGGTCACGTCGCCAGCGTCGATGTCGTAGCCCTGAAGGCCCATCGTGTAGGGGCCCAGCTTTTCCCCGAAGGCGAGGTAGCCCGGCGTGTCGGCCCCCGCCAGCTCGGCCTTGGTCGTGAAGCGGCCCGTCTTGTAGATGCCCGCCTCGGTCATCGCCGCGTTGACGGCGGCGCGCGGCTGGGGCGTGATGAGCCAGTCCATCGCCGCCTGAAGGCTTCCCTCGCGCTCGATGAGGTACGCCACGTTGGCGAGCATCTTCTCGTTGTCAGGGTTGCGCGGCCCCCAGCCGGTGGGCCGGGTGACCATTTCCCCCGTCTTGTTGGACTTGAAGGTGCTCATCAGCACGTCGGCACCGCGGGCGAGCGCGGCGTCGGAACGCTTCACCGGCACGGTGTTGGTCTCGAGGAAAGCCTCGAAGGCCTCGGACGACCGCATGAAGGCTTCGTCAGGGTCCAGACCGCTGGAGAACAGGCCCGCAAACGTCAGGTAGAGGGAGCGGTGCGACGGTTCCGTGAGCAGCGTCGGGTAGACCCTGCCCGCCATCTCGATGGCCTTCTGCACATCTTTCGAGTACCAGCCCACGCCCGAGTTGGGCTGGTTGAGCTGCGCCCTCACCTCGTCGCTCATGGCGTCGCGAACGCGGGCGTAGTCGGCCTCGTCGCTTTCGGGGTAGAGCTTGCGCCCCTCCGTCTCCATGTGGTGCTTCGTCAGCGCCTCGGCGACCGACTTGATCGTGACCTTGCCTTCGACGGGCAGGGGGTTGTCGAGCAGAGGGACGCCGGTCTGGTCGTACGTCGCGGCGGGGAACAGCTCCGCTGTCGCCTGCTCGCGGAAGTCTTCGGGCGGGCGGCCC